AGTCAGTGTACCCGAAGTTTTAGGTGGTAAACCACTAGAAGGTCGGGTTCTTTTTATAGGAGACACACCTAACAGAGGCTTAGATGGTAGAAAGTTATCTACATATTTTACAGTATGTTATAACGAAGAAACACTCGGAGGTCTATTAGTTTATGACCATGAGTGGCATAAAATAGAAGTAATTAGGTATTAACCATGTTTACAATATACGGAAAAAATGAATGCCCTATGTGTTTTAAGGTAAAAGTTGTACTTGAAATGATGGGTAAGGAATATGAATACAAAGAATTAGATAAGGATTTCACAGAACAGGAATTCAAATCTATGTTCCCCAATACTATCTCTGTACCACAAGTGGTAATGGATGGTAAAACACTTGGTAATGCCAATGAAACTTTGAAATATCTCAAAGAACATAGATTAATTTAACATGTTTTTCCCAGATATGGACATAAATAAAGGCGTAGAACTTATACTCAAAGGAGATAAAAAGAAGCCGCCAAAACAAACACCAAAGTTCTTCGATATCAAACTTTCCTTATTTGGCAGAGAGTTTAGACTATCGTTAGACATAAAAAAGAAAAAAAGTAATTAACCTTGGGAGGAATCCAATGGAAACAACAGTAGTTCTTGTTATATTCAGTATGATGTGCTTTACATTTTTGATATTAGGTGGTATAATTGGATGGTTAGCCCAACAAAATAATTACATCAATTTACAGAATCAAGGTATGGCATTTAGTCATCCCGAAATGTATGATGAAAATGGGAATCTCATTCCCGATGAAATAGTAGCCGTGAGGTTTGAAAATGACAACAGCGAAGAAGACGACGACGAAGACTAGATCCACAAGTAGGAAAAAGACTTCCACTCGTAAAACTTCAACAAAACCAAGGACAGTAGCAGTTAAAAAGAAAGAACTGCCTGCAAATCCTATGGTTCATGAACTTTTAGAAGCCGTCGATTCTGAAAGAGTAAAAGCAAGAAAGTTGGATATACTTCGTGCTCATGGAGATGATTCTTTCAAAATGACTATGATTTGGAATTTTGATGAATCTGTAATTTCTATGTTACCAGAAGGTAATGTTCCTTATCAACCTGTAGAGAGTGATGTACAGGCGAGTATAGATAAGGGACTTCCACAGAGAACAACTATTCGTAATTCTGCTAGAAACTTTTATCGTTTCATAAAAGGTGGTGACGATGCCATGAATAAGATCAAAAGAGAAGGTCTTTTTATTAATATACTTGAGACACTACCACCA